ATAAATTTTATCATAAATCTTTCGTCTTACAGAAACACCAACACGATTTATAAAATCATTTAAATCTATACGTCCTGCAAGCACAAGATCCAACTCTTCATAAAATTTAACACCCATTTTCACAGTAGGAATTGTCACAGGTGTTTTACCACCAATTCTCTGCCTACGAAGAGCCTGTGTTCCATCAGCAATCTCATCAACAACATAGAAAGTATTATCTTCAACCCAAAATTCATTCTTGTTCCCCAATGCAGTATTTACATATTCAACAAAATTCATAAAGAATTCATCGCCTTGAAGACCTTCGATAACAGTTTTGGGTATAATTTGCTCTATAATAGCAAAGAGTCCAGCACATTTCCCATCTCTTATAGCTTTAATATCAAGCTTTGTGCTACCATTATTAGCATCTATTAACGCCTCTCTTAAAACATCCATACTATCATTTATTGAATAATTCCCTGCGACTTTACCTTTATAAGCATCTACCGCTAATTTTACAATATCGTTTTTATCTATTGCCATAATTCACTAACCTCCTTATTATTTTACTTTTTTATTACTGTACACGAATGACATAGTATGTATATCTACCAGTGTTTTCAATCGCATCAATAACTCCGACCTTGGTTGAACCAGAAGTTACACCAGTGGTCTTTGGAACAACCTTCAACTTTGTATTTGCTTGTAATTCAACATAATCTCCAACAGCAATATTTGAACCAGAAAGAACCGTAGAGGTTACAGCAAATGTTTGACCAGGAGCATCGAGAATATAACCAGTCGCAATTTTTCCCTCTTCGTTTATAAAATCATCAAGATTTTTCAATCTCTCGTCATATATAAGTTCTGGACTTGCTACCAAAGCAACCTCACTCAAAGGTGTATTAGCAGCAGGTGTAACTGCTTTATAAACCTCACGCTGACCGCTTACGTGTCCATCAAGTCTTACAACCATACCATTTTCAATTGCTGCTTCATCAGTACCAACAAAATATTTTAAAGAAACCAATTTAGTACCATCATAAGTTCCAGCTAAATTATCTTTTCTAACAACTCCGTATGCCATATTGAAATCTACCTCCTATATTTTTTAATTTTTGTTTGTTTTTCCATACACAGAAAAAATCCCACCATACACTTGTACATCACGATCAGGTGTATGAACAGGAAGTTTCGGTGCGACAATATTTTTATTTGTTTTCTTTGAAAATGTTTGACTTTGTTTGCGTACCTGTCTACCTAAAATTGCATCGCACTCTTTTTCAATATCCTCTGTAGACATTTCGCTGTAATTTGATTTAAAAGCAATAAACTCTTCATTATTTGCAAGTTCTTCTTCATAAATAGAGAAAATTGCTTCAACTACGGCTTCATATTCCTCAGAAAGCTTATTCTGTTTAAATTGTCTAAGTTCTTCAACCTCGGATTCCGGGGTTATGTGTTGCGACTTGTAAGTTTCAAATTCAGATTGAAGTGCATTAAACTTTTCTTCTAGTAAAGAAGTAGCCTTTTCTAAAATGTCATCAAAAACACTTCTTAAAGAAAAATCGCTATCAATTTCACCTTCAAAGGGTACGATAGCGAATTTCATACGCTGTTTGGTTTCCATATCAATTTTTACGGCATCGCCACTCCTCATAAATGAAGCACCATATAATTTCCAATCATTTCTATCCCAGAAATAAACCTCTTGCTTGTCAATGTCGCATTCAACAAAGATATATCTAGAAATTTGCCCCCACTCACTTTCAATAGTCTCTATTGAAGCAAGATTGTTAACCAACTCTTCTATCAACTGTCCAGTTAGTGCAAAATCTTCTTCAGCACTTTTGTCTTTGTTCTCCGCTTTAGATTTAAACTCCTCAAGTTTAACTTTCAATTCTTCTAAATCTAAATCATCTATAGAAAAATCTAAGCTTTCTACTGATAAGTTATAATCTTCAAGCAGTTTCATCTTTTCATCCAAATCAACACCCTCCTTTATCACATTTTTTTGTGCCTCATATATATCAACTTTGTTTTCAGAGTCATGGCCTTTATTTAATTTAGCAATAAGTTCTTCTACTTCACTAGACATAAAATCAATGTCTTCAGTAGAAAAACTCTTTATAGTACCCATAGCATGCTCCATGCCAGTGCCATACTTTTTACCAAGAAGTGTTATCCCTTTGTATCTAAAATCAGTTATTTGATAGGTTTTATCCCTGTCGTCATAATAATAAGCGTCTATTAAAATTTCCATTGACAACTTAATATCCTTATCTCTCTTGATAATATCTTCAGCATAATTTGAATATCCACGAAAAATCCAGCAATCGACATAAACATAATTTTTGCCGTTATATTTTTCGATAGTATAATTATTACTTTCAGGTACGATACCAATCGGTATTTCTTTGTATATTATACGGTACTCACCTTCATTCATTTTGTCTTCCTCAAGCGCCATATCATGTCCTCCGAAATCAAGCTCATCATCTTCATTGATAACATGCGCCAATATAGGAATGTTTTTTAACGAATTGCGGGCTTTGTCAATATTAGAAATAGTAAATTTAGAATTATTGGGGTTAACACCATCATGACAAACTCTAAGTCTCATTTTTATATACTTTTCATTATCAAAGCTTTCATCGACTTCATATGTAGTTACTAAAGATGCTTGATTAAACATCGTTTCTTCTAAGTTCAATTTATCTCACCGCCTTTCAAAGCAAAACAAAAAAGCCCGTGGGTGACGGACTAAAAAACAAGAGTATTTGTATATGCGAATTTTAAATTGTCTTGTAAAGAAAAACTAAGAGAAGGATTTTGTTCAAAAACATACATGTCTTCATTAACAGAAATTAGTTTATATCCATTTTCTAATAATTTTTCTTTTGTATATTTATCATTTGTTATAATAAATTTAGATTTTTTTGTTTTTTGTTTAGAAGTCATTTTTCTCCTCCTCTCTGGTAGATTCTCCTGAATCTGTCAATTCATCAGCTTCTTTTTGAGGTCTGCCACCTTTATTACTTTGTGTATGTGAAGTCTGCAAAGGAATAAATTTTTCAGGCAAATTTAAAACATCATTTTCCAAAAAATTTAATCCATTTAATTCATTTTGACCTATACCAATACTAGCACAATACAAAGATATTGCAGGTGCTCCAACTGTTACCGCTTTATAATATTGTTCAGCAACATCTTTTTCATTATAACGACTCACATCTAAAAACTTCACTCTAAAATTTTTAGAAAACGATTGATTCATCAAGAAACGATTAACGACAGCTTCAATTTTCTTAACAATTTCAAACGTAAGAGCCTGATCTGCTTTTATAGACTGTAATAATGCATTACTTGAAGCACTATCAGCATTAAATATCTGTGAAGATATACCTGTAGCAGCAAATAATGCATTTTGTGCTTGAGCAACTTTATCATCTCCAGTTGTATTAGCTCTATCAAAAGTTATTTTCTGTATTTCCATCGGAGACATAGCACTTGCAGTAAATCGTGGCAATTCTGAATCAATCCTTTGCCAAAACTCAACAGCTTTTTCAAATGGCATATCCCAAGCTCCATCTTTATCTTTTCCAAGTTTTAATACTAGTAAAGCATAATTTTCAAGCTCAGTTCTTGTCATTTGTAACGATTTGTAATCTATAAGATTATATAAATCTTCCAGTATACCAGCAAAAGGTGGTACTGAGTATGCCAAGATATCACTATTTACTTTTACCGCAAATGAATTAGGTGCGTCTAACTCCTGCCATCTGTATAATGTAGTGTTGCTTCGATATAAATTATATTTTGTTTGAAATTCAGCAGGATAAAGAGGTAAATAATCTGAATATGTATCAAAATATGAAAAGTCAAATGATACATTTGGAACATTTTGTTGTATTGAAGAAATAGTACAATAATCAGATGGAAGTTGTTGTATTGTTATAGTATCATTCCAATGCCATATTGTTCCATAAAATGTATCTTCACGCAAACAAACAGTTAGTATATTTGGAAATTGCGATTTTATGTCTATTGTAGATATAAGATTAATTGTCCTTTGAAACTGTTTTTTAATAGTTTCAGGTTTTGCAGTAGTTGTATCTAACTTATCAGGATATATAATATATTGCCAGTTAGTAAGCCCTACAAAATACTGAATTATTCTTCGGAAATTTGAACTGGCATTATAAATATAAATTATTGCATCTCTAAGTTGTTTCTCGTTTCTCGCTGGATCTTTAATATAATTTACAATCTGATCTCTTGTGTATTTGTAAAAAGTTGGATTTCTCTTTTGTTGGGTTAAATCCCGTAATACCAATTTAGATATGGCCGATGAAAAGTCCGCATAATCAAGCGCCGAAGAAGTTGATTCGACCTGATTATTTGTCGGAACTACATTATTTTTACTTTTTGAAGTTTTAGTTTTTATACTTGTTTTTTTATTACTTGTTTTTGGCAATACTTACCTCACCACCTTTCTCTACAAGATGTCGCCGCCCTAAATGGAAATTTAGAAATATCAAATTGTTTGCTTACTTCTCTTTTTGTAAAAGAACAAAACTCATAAATGTAAAAAATCATATAAGCTAACGCACTAAACCTGTCTTT